TGCCCGATGGATTATGTCCGAGTTGCTGGAAATGAGCGATGCGGATATTGAGGAGATTGTTCAGGATTATATAGATCCCGATTCTGTGGACAACCGTTTGATGATGGCTCAGATGGAACTGCCGGATGAGTTGGAAGATTTCGAAGATATCGCTACTGAGGGACGGGAAGATGATGTGGACTTATCGGACCGGGAGATTGGAATGTTGCAATATAAATTGTCGGAAGAAATTGAGGCGTTGAAGGATCTGCTGGACTGGAAGTTGAAGGGGAAGCATTTAAAATCGGATTGAATCGTGGGGGTGATCGGTAGTGTACATCAAGGTAAAGTCTAAATGGTATGAGGTTAATCCTCCGGAATGGTTTGCGGAGGCACGAGTTGATGATTTACCTGATGATTTTATTGATACGCAGTTGGATGATCCCCGCCGACACGATCCGATTGGTGACGGTTCTTCACCTAAAGGGATTGGTAGCAGAAGGGCAACATCTGATGAGAAGAATGTGATAGCTGCGTTTACCCGTGCATTGAAACCGGGAGCAGATAGAAAAGCGTTTGATCGAAATAAAACGAGATGGGTTCGTGAGAAAGTCAGGATAAAGAGTGAATTTGGTGGGGTAGTGAATAAATTAGCTACAGGAGACATTACCAAGAACCAGTTTATTAATCAATCAAGAAAAATTTTTAAGCAGGGGTACGAAACTGCCTATCGATTAGGTACCAATGCATCTGGTTTGGAGCATCTTGATGAATTGCCCAAAGTCGATTTGAAGTGGTTGGAACGGGCGAGAAGTCACGAGTATCAATATTTGGATCAGTTTGCTGATGATATTGTGGCTCAGCGAGGTATGATGGATTACCAATCTCGATCTGAGATGTATGTGGATTCAATGGACTCAATGTTTGAGGCTGGGCGAGTGGATGGATATCCAGATGAACACACGTGGGTTTATTGGGAAATCAATCCCGCAGAGCATTGTGGGGATTGTATAAGTTTAGCGATAGACAGTCCGTACAGACCTAACGAATTACCTACCACTCCCAGAGCCGGAGATACCATGTGTTTGTCCAATTGCCAATGTAATCTCCGCCTTCGCTATGAAAAACCAGATCAGATTGAGTTAGATGTTAAACCAGCTTCCCGGGAATTAGCCAAAGCTCTTGGCATGTTGGCAACGGGAACTACAGCTGCTGTTGTCCGTCGCCAGCTTCAAAAAGCTAAAGAGTTGGGTGTACCAGAACCAGAAGTGGATGCAGATGACGCTGTTCTGGTTTGGCCGGAGGATGATGAAGAAGCTGAGGCAGAAGCGGTTGAACGGTGGGGGAGAGTTATACTGGATTGGAATATAATAGATGATGCAGTGAGTGCTCTTCAGGAACTTGATACGGCGAAAGCTACAGTACGCGGTGATCATATGGTCGACGTGCGAATGGAGAAAGTTGAGAAGTTTCAGGAGTCGGTAGAAAAATTACCGCATTGGATTAATCCTCTATCACCGGAACTGCGTTTGTGGCATAGAATCGGTGAAGAGGTTTTAAAACAGGTGCGTAGAGGGGAGGATGGACGTGGCAAAACAGACTAAGCCCGGACGGAAATTAGTTGGCGAAGTGATTCATGATCGGGTAGAAATTCTCGAAGAGGATGTTAATGAGGATACAGATAAAAATCGATTGGTTCGAATTCGAGGGACTGCCAGTAAAGGTGGAGTGGTGAATGAAAATAATCGGTTATATCCTACTCCAGTTCTGACTAAGGCAGTTGAAAATGCTCAGAAAAAATTGCAGGAAGGAAAATTTGTTGGGCAGGTGGATCATCCCGATCATGGTGAAGGTGGTCTCCGCAATACGGCTATTAAATTCGATGCAGTTTGGATAGAAGGTGATGAAGTAAAATTTGAAGCGGATGTCCTTCCCACCGAAGACGGTCAGGTACTGGAAACTTTACTACGATCAGGTGTAGGTATAGGCATGTCTACCAGAGGATACGGAACGCTCGAAGAGCGGAAATCCAATGGTGAGACAATTTTTGAAGTTCAAGATGATTATGAGTTAGTAGCTATCGATGCTGTACTTGAACAATCCAATGAGTACGGTAAGGTAGCGAGTTTTGAGAATCGAAGGAGGGAGTTTGAAATGGATCTTGATCAATTGAAAGAAGAGTATCCCGATCTCGTCAAGAATTTACGCGATGAGATTGAGGAGAGTGTTCGATCCGACGTTGAGTCTGAGGTTCGGGATGAGCTTGAAAAAGAATTTGAGCAAAAGGTCGTGGACCGGATTGACGAAAAGAAGTCTGAATTTATCGAAGAGGGCAGAGAAAAAGCGATGGAGTCTGACGAAGTCAAGAAGGCTATGGACTTTATGGAGTCCGTTAGCGAATTGGCTGAGGAGTATCTGCCCGAAGCAGTCGGTACGGAAGATGCTGACGATCAATTGAAAGAAGAAAATGAGGAACTGCAAGATCAAGTGAGTGATCTTGAAGAGCAGTTGAATAAATTGAAAACTGAGCGGGACAGTCTTGAGGAAGAGTTGGAAAATAAAGAAGTTGAAGAGGGAATCCACGAAAAAATCGATGAGGTAGCGGAAGGGCACAAGTATGAATCCTTCCTCCGGGAACGCTTGGAAGATTGTGAGTCTCCCGAAGAAGTTGAGGAGAGGTTTGAACGCGAAGAAAAGTTTATCAATGACTTGCTCTCCAAGGCTGACACTCCGGCAGGTTCAGGAAAATCTCCAATCGATGAAGATGAAGACAAACCAGCAAAAGAAGAAGATTTAGATGAGCAGAAAGAACGTCAAAAGCGTCTTGCAGGAATTCCCAATGAAGAGGGAGGTAATCAGTAATGGTAACAGATATTCTTGAAGGTGTGTCTGAAGAAGAGCAGGCTTCGTTTCTTGTTGAGGACAGGCAACGAAGAAATCTCTGGTCACACTTAACCGAAGGAATTGAAGATGATGTCAAAAGGCGTAAGTTGGAAGTTATGCTGGAGAACGCTCGCAAGTGGGCACTTACCGAAACCACCGATACGGGTAATGTGAAAGCATTCACCACGTATGGATTCCCGTTGATCAGGAGGGTCTTCCCCAACCTGATTGCAGAGGAACTGGTATCGGTACAGCCGATTGATATGCCTACAGCCAAATTGTTTTACTTGGATTTCCAGTATGGTACGTCTCAATATGATGTGGCATCTGGAGATATTATAGGCGAGGTTGAGTATGATTCCGAATCCGGAGATCATATTTACACGTTCAGTCCTAAATACGGCGGAGGTATGATCCGTGGTCTGAAGATCGGTGAAGGAGACGATGGTACGGAAGTATTCTCTATCGATGATTATGTAGATAATCCCGATGAGTTTCTGCCGATTGATGAGGATACCGTAGTCGTGTATGTGGACGGGGAAACCGTTGCATTCGATACTACTGGTAATACTGAATCGGAAGGTGAAGTTGATCTGGTCTCTGCTCCGGATTCTGGTGCAGTTGTTACAATCGACGCACAGATCAAAACATCTCGTGAAGGTAAAGATGAGATTCCGGAAATCGATCTCGATATGCGGGATGCTCTGGTCGAGGCTGAAACCAAGAAGTTGAAAGCCAAGTGGACGCTGGAATCCCAGCAGGATCTCCAAGCGTATCATGGGCTTAACGCTGAGACTGAATTGCTCTCGGTTCTCGGAGATCAAATCCGACGTGAAATAGACAGGCAGATTATTAACCATCTGCTGAGGATTGCAACCGCAGGTAATGTAAATTGGAGTTCCACCATTCCGGAGGACTTTAATGGATCCGATCGTGAGTATCGTATGACTCTATATGATGCAATAATCGATGCTAACAATCTCATTTACAAGAAGAGGTACCGTAATGCTACATGGATAGTGGCGGATCCGGATACCTGTTCAAGGCTTGAGAAGTTGGATGGATTTACTGAAGTCAAACAGGAATGGTCTGGAGGAGCTGGTGAAGGAGTCGAACGCTTCGGTATCTTACGTAACAGGTTCCAAGTTTATAAAGATCCTTGGTTCCCGAAGAATAAGATGTTGCTTGGACACCGTGGTAATAACATGTTCGAAACTGGTTATATCTATGCTCCGTATGTTCCGCTCTATACTACGCCAGTATTCATGGATCCGAACGATCAGA